GGACAGCCGGGTTGTGAGAACCACCGGGATATAAATATGGCTCAGCTTCGCGAACCAAAGTGTGAAGAGCAAGGGAAACCTACTGTGGTTTCTTCAGGTGCGGATCCTGTTAACCCAATGCTCCGTCCACGTGGTGAGCCGGGACTGTGGAGTCCCAGGACTAACTCACCAATGAGTAGCGAGCGAAGTGAAAGCGCGTACCGGACACCCAGCCGGGGGAATAAATCAAGGGGTGGTGGGCCCTCGCGTAATGGCGGCCGAGGGCCACGTAGCACGGATCGAATGGAATGTCGTAGGTGTGGGGAGCTTGGACATTTTGCCGCTGATTGTGATGGACCTAAGAGGTCTCGTCAAAAAAGTGCGAATACTGCGGATGGGACCGCAGGTCGTGACTTAGTCGCGTCGTTGAAAGATGGCATTGATAAGCAGGCAGGCAATGACATCGCGATGCGCGAGCTCGCTCAGGAGGCCAAGGAAGCTACCGGTCTACTGCGTGAAGCTGTCGTGCACACTGCTGCACTCGAGAGGGACCTCGCTGCGTACCGCGAAGGTAGCGAGGCTCGGGTGTTGCAAGACTTCGAGAAATTCGATGTCAAATGGGGTCAGCGCGAGGTGCGCATTCGGCGGTCGGCTTTGGTGCTTGGATTCATTGCATCCATTGCGGGAGTTTATTACACCTACGGATTGGTGATTCTCTTTGCGTGGGTTCCACTTGCAGTGCTCCTTTGGCTCTTTTGGCCGTCGAGTGGTCGTCGTATGGTGTTCGATGGCCATTATGCGTACCAGCATGAAGATCTTCGTCCGGATGTGATTAAGACCAAGGACGGTGTGCATGCTCCTAGGTACGGGTGGATTTCCTACACCTGGCCAGCGTTCATTGGGTGCAAGCGGGAAAGGCTACTGATCAGCTATGAGGTCCTTGCGCAACTTTGCACCCCAGACCTTATGCGCTTAGACAGGGACGTCAAGACGGTTTCGACCGCGGTCCAGAGCGCAGTTGGCCGGATGCCTACGGTCAAGTATTCGAAATATCTGCCTGTCTCAGGCCTCAATGTTATGCAGAACACCGCAGCTGCTGCTGTTGCAAAATTTGAGGATATGGCAATCCAAATGCGAAAGCTGGATTTTGGGTTGCCCCTCGCAGCGACCCAGTAGAAGTCGTGGCCTACGGGTATCGTGTTGGGGAGGTTCCTCTACCTCCTTTGGGGCCGATTAAGAAGTCCGTTACTTTTTCGGCAGTCTCGGTGACTGATATGCAGAGACGCCCGCCGGTTAATGTTACACTCGGTTGTCATGTACGAGGTGTGATGGAACCGGAACCCGACCCGTCGGATCCAATGACTGTCGCTGCGGGGGTGTGCAAACGATTCGCCGTTGCACCTCCAGTACCTGACCCGCGCAAACTGTCTCGGTTGCGCGAGTTTGTGCGAAGGTTTGTCCGAGCAAATTTCGACCCGCTACCATATACGGCTGATACGTCCGTAGGGAACTGGCTCGACGCCTGCGCTTATCCTAAGTGGCGCAAGGACGAGTTGAGAGGAGAGTGGGAGAGATGCAACGGGATGCTTAGCGAGAAGGACTACCGTTGCGATTCCTTTATAAAAGACGAGACCTACCCCGAGTATAAACAAGCCCGTGGGATCAATTCTCGGTCAGATCGGTTCAAGTGTAAGGTCGGACCGATCTTCCGTTTGATTGAGAAAGTGGTCTACACTCATCCGTCTTTTATTAAGAAAGTTCCCGTGCATAAGCGGCCAGAGTACATCGTGGAAAAGCTGCAACAAGTTGGTGCTAGGTATTTTGCAACGGACTATACCTCGTTCGAGTCTTTATTCGTCCTGGAAGTCATGGAAGCTTGTGAGTTTGAGCTTTATGACTACATGACTTCTCAACTTGCGGAACACGATGAGTTCATGTCTTTGTGTCGTGGGGTGCTAGGTGGTGTTAATCAGTGTAACTTCAAGTTCTTCAGCGTATTCTTGGAGGCCACCAGGATGTCTGGCGAAATGTGCACGTCGCTGGGAAACGGGTTCTCTAACCTGATGTTTATGCTCTTCTTGTGTGAGGAGGTCGGTTCTGTTCATGTTGATGGCGTGGTTGAGGGGGATGACGGGCTTTTCGTCATTGCTGGGCCAGCCCCGTCAAAGAAAGACTTCGAGAGCATAGGTCTAATCATTAAGTTGGAAGAATGTCCGTCTATCACAGAGGCCTCTTTCTGTGGTATCGTCTTCGATCCCGAGTGTAAGCAGAATCTGCGAGATCCGCTCCGAGTCCTGACCACGTTTGGTTGGACCAGTAGGCAGTATGCTAACTCGAAGAGCAAGCGCAAGAAGGCGCTGCTAAGGTGCAAAGCTCTGTCTTTGGCTCATCAGTACCCTGGTTGTCCGATTATCCAGGCTTTGGCGCAGTACGGTTTGCGTGTAACTAGTGAGGTAGGCAACTGGGCTGTATGGAACGCAATATACAGCAAAGGTGTCAACGAGTACCAGAGACAAGTTCTGATAGACGCGATGCTCAATCCTGTGGATCCGGCTAGCATCCAGCTTGGATCGCGTTTACTTGTCGAACGGCTTTTTCGTGTTTCCGTTGAGGAGCAGTTAGCTGTTGAGAAATATCTATCAGGACTTTCCGACATCCAGGAGCTCGACCCTGGAGTGTTGGAACCCATCTTGAGCCCGGTGTGGAAGGACTATTGGACGAAGTATGTCATTCCAAGGCCAGCCGAGCTCTATTATCCTGGACTCCCAACTCGTGCTCATTGGGCGTTCGAGGAGGTCTGTAGAAAGACCGGGTGGTGTGGCTACCAGCAGACGAACGTCTAGTCTGTGTGTGTGCGCGTAGGCGAGCGTAAATCCTTCTCTTTAGTTGGCT